CTGTCTCCAAATAAATAATCTAATAATCCGTTCGGCATTTGTGCCTCCTAATAAATGAAATCCCACACACTGCTTCCAACTCTCTCTGCAAACTTCTTATCATTCTCGCCTAAGTATTTGGCTTTGTAATCTGGCACAAGTTGCCTGTTGAAATCTTTCATTGCCTCGTTGCGACGATCCCACCTAGGATCGTAATCGTCAGTGCGGCCCATCTCTGCAACGTCTGAGAATAAATCAAAAAGTCCTATGGGAATGCCACGCGCTATTGATAGGCCAATCTCACCTAATATTCCGGGCGCCTGAGAGATTGGAACGTCAGCGCCTTTGACTTGCGACAGATCCATGCCTGTCATCGGATCGCCTTGGTAGTTATCTACTGATCGTACTCTGTCACCTGTAAACCACTCTTGAGGTATGGCTGGATTGATGCCAAGATCTCCGCGTCCATCTCCTCCAGAGGCATTTTGGGCAAGTGCATCAGTTGCAAGAATAGATCCACCGATAATGGAAGTTGCTCCGCCAGCATTTTTTCCAGTATTGGATTTGGGAGTAGACCAATCAACCGTTCCAAATCCTCCCGCTCTTTCAACAATGGCGCTTCTTGCATCATTAAGTGATATCTTCCCTTTTTTGTACATGTCCCAGATGGCGTTGATCGCTTGGACATTTTCTTTAGTCTTAAACGTTCTTGGGAACATAGTTCGAGCAACGTCCCATGTCACAGACTGCATTTCTCTTGGCATTATACCAGCTTCTTTAGCCGCCAATCTTGCGGAATCAGCCCTCATGCCATATGTTCCTTTAGCGCCGCTTAACGAAGTATTTGAAGCTCCTCCTCCAGATCCAAAGTTTGCTTTCACCTCTGGAGATTCCCCACTAAACGGCTTCATAGATGCGGCGGCTACAGCATGAGTATCAATAGTTACGTCGCCGACTAATGGATTGTCATATGCATAATTAGGATTAACAATGTTGTTATAAAAATTCCTGACCTTGTGTGCATCGCCCATCGACCTACTAATGTTTTCAATAGATGGATCGTCAAGAACACTAATCGCCTTTCCTATGTCTGTGTTGCTTCCCCAACTGATCTTAGATGGAGTCCCATCTTTATTGAGTGCTAAACCTACAATATCTCCAATTGGATTGGACAAATTGTAGTTTGTGCTATTGAACGTTTTATCAACTGCCCTGACGTACATCGCCTTCTGATTGTTTGTCAATTCCTGAAACGGAACTCCTGACTCTATAACTTTGATATCACTAGCGTATGGTGAGCCGGGCTTTTCATATATCTGCCTTAGTGCTTTAAATGCGTCTTTCTCTAGTGGTCTGCCTTGTGACCGATTGTAGATACTGATAACTCTATCAGCCAAAGAAACATTCTTGTTCCAATCCATTTGCGGCGAAAGAGCGGCAATAACGCCAGCAGATGATTCATTTGATACATTGTGTTTTTTTGCTAATTCTTGCGAAGTCTTGTTGGCTCCAAGATACCAATTTCTTGATACGTTCCTTATTTCCTCTGGAGCATTGTTGTAGAGCCAAAGTAGGTTATCAGCATCAGCATCTATAGCGGCTTGCGCTCTCCCTTCCAGTGATCTCGCCCTAGTTTTGACGTAATTCTGGCCTGCCAACAATCCAACATTGTTTTCATATCCTTTTGGTGACGCTCTCATTGCATCTTGGTTGATGACCAAACTTGGATCGAATGGATTTTGTATAGCGTCTTTTGATGTTGGATATCTCTGGGGAATTCTCTGACCGCTAGTCGCTAACTCCCACAAACTTTTTGCCGCCTTAAATGGATTTTTTGCCATGCTTATTCCTTATGGGCCTATCAGGTCTAAAAGACCAGCACTTTTCAACTGCTTTTTGGCTTCCTTAGTCAATCGAGATAAATCGACTTTGCCAGACTTGATCAGCTCATCTATCGTTGGTAAGTCTGAGACTCCGGCACGTTTGTTTATGTCCGCCACCTCTTCTCTATCTAACAATCTGTTGACCTTTATCCTGTCAGATATAAGCCAGTCTCCAGCGACGTTAGAATTCGTGTTGTAGTTGTAGCTACCACCAAGCGGCAACTGATCTTTAATCTCTGCTGTCTGCGGATCAATGCGTCCATCGTTAGTTAATCTGGCTCGATACATTGCCTCGTTATACCAGTCGTAATCTTTTGGCACTTCTATCTCGCCCCAGACCTGATTGTATTTGCGATAATCAGTTGGTAAAGATTTATCTGACTTGCCGCCAATGTGGTGAGCAAACGGATTTGTTCCGCTATGGAATCCCGGCCGATACGCCAAACTTCCTATTTTTGACGATATCTCTCCCTTGTCATTTGGCGGAATATGCTTGGCATACATCCACTCATTCATCGGGATCGGTTGCTGGTTATCGACATACAGCGGATATATCCCGCCTCTCTTTTGTGCAAACAGTTTGTAAGCTTTACGAGTCTCTTTCGGCTCATCAATCAATGCGCCTTCCAGATTCATCCACTGATTATTCTTGACTATCTGCTCGGCCTCATCAGGGCTCATTTTGTACTTCTTGACCAAAGCATCAATAATATCTGGCGCTTCACGCAACATCTTAAGAAGTCCTATTTTAGCCACTATGCTATCCCTCGCAGATTACGTCTGATCGGCTCGCCCCAACTCGATTGCTGTGGTCGATAGCCAACTGCTAAGTATCTCATTGCATCAGCACCATGAGATGTCCAATCGTGTCTTGGTCGACCTCGCCACGTTCTGCCCTTCTCGTCAAAGTCTCGCTGATACTGTCTCAATGCCTCGATCCCGCGATTGCAATTGCTCTCATCAAACCAACAGCGATCCAACATGGATCTCACCGCCTGTATCCCGTCGTCAACGTTAAGCTTTGGCGCAATCTCGACAGGTCTAATCCCGAGATTGTCGAGCGTCTCAAGTCTCGACTTACCAGTGCCCAACTCCTTTACTTGGACATCATGAGGGAGAATGTGCGATTCGTACAGGTATTTTTTTTCTTGCAACACGCCAGCGTAATGATCGAGGCCAACTCCAGACGATTCATAGTAGTCAATGAGTCGCACCTCAGCTCCGACAAACTGTGCAAACCATATCGCAGTAGAATCCCCAACGCCAAGATCCCACGCCGTCACAACACCAAGTGCTCGATCGTGCGGAACGGTTGTGATCCTATTGTCTGCTGTCGCACGTTTCATCTCTGTTCCGTAATACGCTCCAGCAATCGCGGCCTCGAAACTGCACTCGAACTCTTGCTCGTACCGATCCTCTCCCATTGTCTTTATCGCCGCATCGAGTTCCTCTTGCGGCAACAACTTGGTCTCGCTCGCTTTATGCATCGCGGAATACCATGATGGATCATCCCTAGCCGCGTCCCATATTTCGAAGAAACTGTTGCGGCCTTTCGGAGTCCCGATAAACGTCGCCTTGCCCTGACGGTCAGCAATCGCTGGTCGAATGACCGTCGACCATGCGTTCATCGGGAAGTCGGCTGGCTCGTCCAACACCACCGAGTCAAAGTACAGACCTCGCATCGAGTCAGCGGTCTCAGCGCCAAACAGTCTGATACGAGCGCCGTTCGGGAAGTCGATCCGCAGCTCCGACTCGTTGACTTTGATGCCGGGGATCGAGCGCGTGAATTCCTTGCAGTAATCCCAAGCCACCGCTTTGGACTGTCGATAGGTCGGCGAGATGTACGCAACGCGCACGTTATCGCGCTGGATCGTCAGCGCATCACGGATCAAATCATTGATCGCCGCTACAGTCTTGCCGCACCTTCGATGCGCCACCAAACATGCAAAACGCTCTTTTCTGTTGTGAAACGGGAGCATGACCTCCCGTGGAGTGTACGGAATTGTTATTTCAGGCATAGAATCCTAGAAAGTCGACGATCATAGCCGTCGTCGTAAAAACCAAACCAACCACCAACGCAAAGATAAACCAGTCGAACTTATTCTTCATCTGATCCCTTCCATTTGATAACCAAAGGCCCGCCATCTTCGCCAGTATGCTCAATCTGCTGCTTTTCCGAGTAGCGCTTAGGCAGCAACTTGCTCGCTAACCACTTGTGAGCGTCGATCTGCAATCGCGCCACGTTGTAAGTCTCTGGCGTTGCACTATACGCAATCTCCATGATGTCTTCAGCTGCGTATTCTTGCTGCGCGTTCTTCGCGCGCGCGTATTTGTCGCGAATCTGTGGATGACGATACATCCAGCGATAGAACGTAGACTTATCAGGACTCCAATCTTCCTCAGAGCAAATCTTATTCAACGATCGACCAGCTGCGATTTCCTCGCAGATTCGATCCACCAACTCATCAGTAAAGTCTGTTGGCCTTCCCATTTTCTTTTCTTCGTCCATCCCATACTCCATGTCTC